TCTTTTGTTGTCATATGCCTAATCTCAACAGTTTCTTTGAGATGTAGGGGGTGACCTTCCTCATAAAACAAACCCTTAGTTGGCAACTCAACCAACTCAGTGGGCACAATAAATTGCATTGGGTTGTGCTGTTCCACAGGAGGCTCATGTCCAGGCTGTAGATTGTTGATAGGAGGCTCTAGTCCCATACGATCTTGATTGTTTCTCATTTTTAACTCCGTTTTTAAGTTTTGTTTTTAGAACTATTTTTTTGTATAATTTGCAGAGACAAACGTTACACCCATTGTTACTGTAACTATTGAGTCCCCATCATACGATGCTTCTTCGCCAAAATTAATTGTTGTGGGTTGTGGTTTTACAAAATCCCACTCTTCAATTGGCTTGCCATTTGCATTTAGATTAGTAAACTTTAACTGCAAGATCCCATTGTCAATATTAGCAAATAATTGAGAAATCTTCTCAGTTGACTGATTTGGCTCATATCCGTTGGCTGTTAACCAACTGTAAACCCTATCAGTGACATTTAATTCTGGGTTCTCTACATCTACCATTGTTACTGATATATCTGGCCACTGATATGCAGTGGCTATGATTTCTGTCTCAGAAGTAAAGTTGTTAACGATTGTATTGCTACCTATCTCTAATGTAGGTCTACTAAAAGATTTAATAAGATAGGTTAAGGTATAATCCCCTTTACGTGGTTCTGGTGATCCAACCTGGGACACATCAGTTGCAACTTCTGTTTTGTTATAGAAATCGAGTTGAGCAACCCAACGATTACTTCTTTTGGGTTCTAGTTTACCATCAGACCAAAACTGGGAGGACATTTATATACCTTTTTATTAACCCTTAATTAACTAAAGTTAGGTGGTAATTGCTTTGAGCCACCTGTTGCGACAACGCCAATAACAGGAGTAGATGTCTTGGCTAGTGTAGCATAGTCATACTCAATTGTTAACTGGTAGTTAGGAATATCGTCACTATCCATGCTTACCTCGCCAAACGTAACGTTAGAAAGGTAAGGGTTGTTAAGTGTCCATTCCTCGATCTCATTACCATCGGCATCAATTTGACGCAACTTGATGCCACCTAGAGCGGCGTTGGCACTTTGCTTGGAGATGGATACTGTGGATAATGTTTCGTCTTTTGGAGCAAAATAGCCAGAGGACGCTAAGATGTTCATTAGGATTGCTGTGGCATCAGGAACAGCAGGGTCAAGAATTGTAACAGTTATTGGTTGCCACATAACACGACCAGGGTACTTGAATGTATGCTGGATGTATTTAACCTGTGCGCCACCTTCCATTTGAAAACTTGGCTTGCCTGCACTCTTAACGTAGTAAGAAGCAATTGAATTTGGATCGTTCAATGGAGAGATATCCATCAAAAATCTAAAAGTTCTTTTTGGCTCTATTGTGTTGCTTGACCAAAATGTGTTTGCCATTTATCTCATCTCCTTTATTATAAGTAGTGCTTAACTATTTTTTAGTCGTCAAAAGAAGCACCTGAATCAGTAATTACAAAATCAATTGCAATGAACTCAATTGCTCTAGTTGGCTTAAGGAAAATCTGTGCGTACATGATGTTCCTGTCAATTAAGTCCGGTGTTGTTGTAGTCTCGTCAAGTACAAGTTTGTAATCTTGCAGACCAAGGCCCGCCTGAACAGAGGCGAGTAGTGGCTCGACTTGACCACGGAAGCGGTTCCAAGTTGCTTGGACGTTCTGGTCAAACAGTAGAGTCGCAGCAATTCTAGAAATCTCGCGCTTCAAGTAAATTAGAAGTCTACGAACGTTAATTCTATCTAGCGCTGAAGGTGTTACCTGTAAGGTCTTCTGACCGAAGATAACGATACCCTCTGCTGGGAACTGCGCGATTGGGTTAATGTTTGCCTCGTAAAGTTTATCGCGATCCTTTGAAATTAGTCTCTCGCGAACACCGACAACTGGGATACCAGCCGCGTTGTTAGCGGAGAGTCCACCACGGGTGAAGCCTGCTGGGGCGAACCAAAGTTCCTGTGTGGCTTGACCGTAAGAAATCGCGCCAAGAGCAGCAACTGATGGAGGCGCCCAAAGGATTGCACCGTTTATGGTGTCTTGAATCTGTACCCATGGGTAGTATGCAGCGCCAAAACTTGAGTTCATCTGTAGACTATTCTTCTTGTTGTTAACCGTTGAGGCTACAGAACCTAATCTATTTTGAACAGTAGAGGTGTTTTCTGTCTCTGGGACATAACCACCCTTAAGGTCGATAATCGCCATGGCATCGCCGCGGTCATCACACATGTCCACCAGGGACCTGTTAAGCGTGTTGTTCGTAATACCGGGCATGCAAGCCAAGTCAAACTGAACCTGCTCTGGATCTCTTAGAGAATCAATCGCGACCTTCAAAGAGTTGAATGCGTAGTTGTTAAACTCGGTTTGAGTTGTAGAACCCTCTAAGAAAGTGTTTCTGAATGGCTCTGCCTCAGTGATGTCTAGACCATCGAAACCGCCGTGGAATACTGTTGTGAACTTATCACATCCAGCATCTAGAACGGCTTGGTAGGCACCATCACCACGGATATAACCTAGTCCGCTACGCTCACTAGGATCTAATTGCCTAGAACCAGAGAGGTAGACGTTAGTACCGGTAAGTTCAGTAGTGTTAGTGTTATCGGTGTTGCACATGTCATCCAATGTAAAAACATACATGTTTTCAGTTTGAATTCCACTAGAACTAACAGCGGTGAAACTGCCAATCTCTCCTGGCTTTGGTCCGGTGTAATCGCCAATTGTTACTGATGGACGACCCTGGCGGTTGAAAGTTGTATCAACCCCGAAGTAAACATCACGTGGGTCAGTTGGATTACCCTCAGAAGCGCTAGCGCGGAGGCGAAGCGCAGGGAATTCAAAAGTAACGTCTAGGGCACCACTTACCAAGGTAGTGTCAGTGCCAGCAAAAGCGGCAGCGCCGGATCCATCGTAGAAGTTTCCTGCACCAGTCAAGAGTGTTGGGGAAGTGTTAAAATTTACTATAGTTGACTGCGCGGTCGCAGAGATAAATCTAGTAGGTCCAAAGACGCCGAATGGTAGGAACTCTGGATTAGCCTTTCCTTCCTTAACAATGTCTGTAGCCTCTACATAAACATACTTTGAAAGGTTGGCAAAGTCACCATACTCTCTGTATCTTCTCTCTTCATCATCCCATTCGATAAACTTGTCACCAATCTTTCTTCCAATGTAATTCTCGGAAGTTGGGTTTAGGTTACAGTTGTTGAACTGCTCTAAAATCTTAGGACGGTTATCTGTATCGTCAATTGCTCTAATCTGCACAGAGAATGTTCCGTATTTGTTAAACACATCTGAGGATGCTTTAATATCAGCAATTGATACTTTAATATTTCTAGAAGCCCATCTGCCAGTGTTTCTTGCTCTTAAACGGAACAACTGAGTTTGATCTCTAGCATCGAATGAACCAGTTGCCTCATCTCCAGTTCTTAAGTCCTGTGAAATAAAATAGCCAGTTCTTGAATCCTCGTAGTCAATTCTAAAATCACCGCCAAAGTAATCAAACTTGTTCGCTAGAGGAATAATGACACCATATTGATCGGCTGCGCCTGTTGTTAAAGTTAGTGCGACCTGATCTTCGTATGTCTCGCCAAGCCAGTAGTTTTCTAGTACAGCACTATCTGTGATATCAGAATTTGTTAAAGTTGGGTTAGTGTTAAAAACTCTACGCACAAACTTTTCTGATGAGTTTGTAAAGTTAAAAGTGGTTTCAATCTCGGTTGTTTCACCCTCATCCTTTGAGATGATCACCTTGAACTCTTTATCGCCTGAAGCCTTGAAAACAACGTTCGTACCTACTAGGTTTTCTTTTTGGTTGGTCGCCTCATCATAATTTGTACCGCCAGCAGTTGAACTTGAAACCGCAGTACCAGAGAGAGCAACGGAGCCACTGTTGACATACCAGACAGCAGCCAACTGTGCAGTAGGCGTAGCAGCAGAACTAGATTGAAAGACAAATAAGCCGTAAGCACCACCCTGACTACCATCAGGCTCAGGATCGGTGTTGGTAGTTTGCCAGCCTGCTAGTCCAGTGGGATCAACGGCATCTGTATGTGCCTGACCCACCAAGCGAACAAAGGTAATTGGAGAATTGT